TCACCCCAACAGTGCATATCAAGGGCAGTCTCAGCAAGGACGAAAGTTCCTGCATCAGATACTCCAGAGCCAACAATATTAGGACCTCCAAGGTTAGGAGCATCATAGTTGTATGGTGGGCCGGCATCGTTTGCTCCTCCTGCAGCACTAGGGTTTGTGTGCCACCAGTTTTGACTGGTTACATCAACAGCACCGGCATCATTGAAAAGACCGTTGGAGTCGATGAAGGAACTTGAAGTCTCAGCAATAGCATCAGCACCTCCGAAAGAGTGAATGGCGTTAGGAAGAGCATCGATAGCATCAGTGTAGTTGAAAGGTTGAGCACCAAGAACCTTGTAAAGAGTTTGGGCACATTCAAGAGAAGCACAGTAGTCAACATTTTCATCAGGTTGAACAACCCAGATGAGCTCCTTAACAGGGTGATTGAAGTTAAGCTTGATCTTGTTGGAAGAAGATCCGACAGATTCATCACCAGTGAATTGAAGTTGCTCAATCAAATACTCGTGAGGGTTTTGTGCCATTCTGCGTCTCTCATCAGTGTCAAGGAAGACATAATCAACATAAAGAGAAGCAGCAACAAGAGATTGGTTGTAGGCAGTGGTTACCTTAGCGGAACTACTAGTTGTTCCACAGTTAGTAGAGTTTAGAGTTTTGACAGCCCATAAGCACTCATCAATAGGTCTGATGTCAAGGTTAATCTTGACCTCGTGGTATTGAAGGGCAATAAGAGGAAGGGCAAGTCCAGGGTTGCGGCAGTACCAGAATTGGAATGGAACATAAAGAGTGGTCTCAGGAAGAGCGTTACGAGGAGCGCAAACTTGACGAGGAGCGTTGGACTCACAAGGACCATCAACATCATTGAAAGAAGGATCAGTGATGTAAGTTAATTGAGTGGTGTTACCAACCATCTTGTAGTATCCGCGTTGTTGCTCGGAAGTAAGGGTAAGTTGGTTCCAGATGTGCATCCAGTCACCGTATTGACGGTCAATTCTTTGTCCACCAATCTCAACCTCAACTTGAGAGATAAGTTGCTCTCCAGGGAAATCTAACCAACGAGCATAAACACCATCACTTCCACTACCAGTGTTGGCCATTTGTTGGTTGATCTCAGGAAGAGTTACTTGAAGATAGGTTCTGTAGGCAAGATCACCGTTTCTGCTGATGGTGCAGGTTACTCTGCGTCCGAAATCAGCTTGTCCGTTGAAAGTTTGCTCAATGGACTCCATTGCGAAGTTAGTATGTCTTCTGTAAGAGACTTTCCAGAAAGTAATTTGAGGGTTGCCAGTAAGATATACATCTTGGGCACCGTAAGCTACGAGTTGCATTAATCCACCTCCCATGGTTATAATATTGCTAAAGATTTTTTTTTTCCGACAAAATTACTTTTATCTACATTAAATTATTTAATTAAATTGAAATTAAAATTTTCCTTCAAGAATGTATTAATATATGAATCTGAAAATATTTCTTTTTTGCCTTCATGGTTTTTAGAAAAAACATATTGATTATTATATTTTTTAATTGTCCATCCATTATTTAATCCATTATAAATAAATGCTAATATGTATTTTTGTTTATTATCAGAAATAATATTACCCTCAACATGTAGATTATCTAAAGTATAAATTTTTGATGATTGATTAGATAAAATATAACAATTTTGCTTCTTTTTTATTTTCCATTCATTTTCTAAATAATCATTTAAATAATTCATCATACATACTGTTTGGGGATTCATTTTTTCAAAATCAAAACTTTCCATATTAATAATCATTTGTTAAATACAGAGAAAACATAATAAGAAAATTAACTTGAAATACTTTTTAATTAAATTTTATATTAAATATAAGAAAATAAATTAACTATATTAATGCCATCTTTTAAACATAAGACAAATAAAAAAATTATTTTAGATGAAAAGAGTATAACTACTCTTGATAGTAAACATAAAGATATTGAAAAGGAATTTGAAAAGGAAAAAAAAGATATTATACCAGAACTTAGAGCTAAAAAAAGATATTTTACTAAATTACTTGAAACTAATTTACCAATTGAACAACAATTAGAAATTAAAGATAAATTATTGGAAATTTCTTCTCAGATTAAAGAATTAAAAATAAATAAAAAAAAATATTATTTGAATAATAATAAATATATATTTGATTATTTTGAGACCAAAAAATCTGTTTCTATGGACAACAACAAAACAAAACTATTGAATTCTTTTTTTAAAATTAAGTCTGAAGAGGAAAGTAATCATACTAATGAAAATAAAGATAATATTCAAAAATATCTCTCTAACTTAGATGAATCTTTTATTGATATTAACAAATTTATTTTTGAAACAGATATATGTCAATTTTGTAAAAGAGGTGAGTTAATTCCAATTGATCATGAAGGTATTATGGTTTGTAATAATTGCTATAAACATATACCTTATCTTGTTGAAAATGAAAAACCTTCCTATAAAGAACCTCCAAAAGAAGCATGTTTTTATGCTTATAAAAGAATCAATCATTTCAGAGAAATATTGGCACAATTTCAAGCAAAAGAAACTACACAAATTCCTGAGGATGTATTGGAAAATATTAAAAATCAGATTAAAAAAGAAAGAATTGATGTAAAAAGTTTGACAAATAAAAAGGCAAAGGAAATTTTAAAAAAACTTGGATATAATAAATATTATGAACATATCCCATTTATTAAAGATAAATTAGGTATTAAACCTCCTGTTATGACTCCTGAACTTGAAGAATCATTATGTAATCTTTTTATGGAAATACAAGCTCCTTATGCTAAATTCTGTCCTGATGATCGAGTTAATTTTTTAAATTATTATTATACTGTTTACAAATTATGTGAATTATTAGAACAAAATCAATTTTTACCTTACTTTCCTATGTTGAAAGATAGAGAAAAAAGAATAGAACAAGATGAAATATGGAAAAATATATGTGAAGAACTTAATTGGGAATTCATACCTACTATTTAAAAAAATTGAAGTTTATTTTTCTATTTATTTCTCTCTTATTAATCTTTCTTATTTGATATTTAATCATTATGGCTTTACATCCTCTTACTAAAATCTTACCACAGGTACTTGTTAACGAAATATTTTCATATGATCCCCAACATAGGGAATATATGAAAGATGTTATGAATGATCTTTTGTTTGCTCATCATAAATGGAATATGTGTCCTGTATTTGATGAATTAATTGAACAAGAATGTGACAATGAATATTGTACCCAAATCATAACAAGAAATAGCGATGACACTCAATCAGTCATTATATTGAATAATTTATATCACTTTTGTTGTGAAGATTGTGCTGGGGAAGGTGAATGGAGTATTCGCTATGATTACAGAAAAGCTATGCGTAGAAGAGCTTAAAAATTTGAAAAAAATGTAAAATTTAAAAAAATTGAAGTTTTTTTTATAACATCGTTTTAATTTATCAAAAATGTATATGATAACTAATCAAAATGGCTCTCTTACATCCTCTTTTCGATATCCTTCCAAAGGTGCTTGTTGATGAAATATTTTCATATGATCCTCTACATAGAGAATATATGAAAGATGTATTTAAAGAATTAAAAAATAAACAAGACTCTCTTTATATGTGTGATAGATATGATTGTGAAACAAATTGTTATGATAATTTTCTAAAAACAAGTATTATGTTCCATAATTTTAGGTTTTGTTGCGTGGAATGTGCTGGTGAGGGAGAAGATGAAATTAGACGGGATATGGTAATCTTTTCACGAACTAGACCACCTTTTAACAGTAATAAGCAAATTATTAAAATTTAACATAGGACAACAATAAGGAAATTTTTAAAATTTAACTAAAGTATTTTTTTATCTTCTTGTTCATAATATTTTTTCTCTATTTCGCTCCATGTTGTTAAAATTTTGGATAATTGACTATTATTCCATATACAAGTTTTATAAGCGGGTAATTGGTAATTAGTTGTATATTCCATCATATAGCAAAAATTACATTCTCTTTCTTTCCACCTATTTGCTCTTGGATTAAAATATCTATAACATTTACATTCATTATCGTTTACCAAAGCTTCTTCATAATCATCTTGAGCTTCATACAAATAATCAATATGATAGTATATTGCTTCTAAAGCAATTTCATTGATTAGATAAGTTTGTATAATATTTATAAGCTCCCTAGGAAGTTTATGTTCAATAATACTCAAAGGTGAATTCATTTTTCATTTATTTATTAATATTTATATTATTTGTATTTCAATTTTAATATAAATTTAATATAATGACAAGCAAAACTGATTTAGCTTACTCGGATGATGTTTATTTTCCTGAATCATTATTAGATGGATGGTTAAGTGTATCTGCCGTATTACTAACAACTAGTTTATTATTTTACCATATGTCGCGTGTAAAATCTTTAAAAGTAAAACCATATTTGGCTAAAATTGTATCTATTGGGTTGATATTAATATCTACTTCATATATGGTATACGCTTTAATACCATATACAAAAAGAATGAACTACACTATAAAAAAATGTATAAAAATGAATGAATGTTCTGATAGTCAAACACAGGAACTTAAGGTCTTAAAAGCTTCTTATTTATTTTTAGGAATGTTGACTATTTTAATCCAAGCTATAATTGTTTATTTAGTAGTGACTACTATTTAATCATTACACCGACTAAAAAGAAAAATGAGACAAATTGTAATAAATCAATTTTTTAATTAAATGTTTTATTGTAATGATTTACATTTATTAACTCCAAAAATAAAATTAAATGTAGACCAGTTTTTACTATAATCATTTCTTTGTTTATTAAAATATAAAACAAATCCCACTATCAATGACCCAATTATTAAATATTTTAAATAATTTAATATTTTATTATAATTATCTATTTCTTTTTTATATTTTTTCTTATCTTTATTAGAGTAGTAATTTATATAAGTATTAATAAAATGGTATAATACAACCAACGCAAATACAAATATATTGAATTTCAAAGACATTTTGGTAAATAATAAAAATAATACCCATATTGATACTGAGTTTCTTAATAAAATCATGGGATTCGGGTTACTTTCACTAGCAAAACCTAATGAAACATAAATAATAAATAAAATGACCACATGTTTGGCTAACATATTTTCAGTTAATAATTTTTGTGTCTTACATCCTAATGTTTCGGCAATAAAATTACCAGATATAGCTAATATTAATAATAATACTCCATTCATAATATTATCGGCTTTTTCTACGGTATTTTCCATATATATATATATATTTATATTGAAAAATTATTTGTTACTAATAGTTTCCATAATTTTTGATGTTACTAAATAGGGGTCACAATTTGAACTTGGTCTTCTATCTTCAAAATAACCTTTTTTATTTTTAACGGTTTCTATTCCTCTTCTAATAGACGCACCCCTATCAGAAATACCATCTGTGAATGTATTATAATCAGCTGTTTCAAATTTACCTGACATTCTTTCTTCATTTCCTTCTCCATACACTTTCATATGTTCTATATGCTTTTCTCTTAATTTATCAATAGCTTCATTTATATATTCTAATCCAGTTTTACTTCCTTTACCCTCTCTCATAAATACAGTGCTAAAATTTGTATGACAACCGGAACCATTCCAATTTCCTTTTAAATACTTTGGTTCTAAACTAATTTCTAGACACTGTGTATCTTCACATAGTCTATTTAAAATATATCTTGCTACCCATAAATGATCCCCCGCTGATATGCCTGTACTGGGTCCAACTTGAAATTCCCATTGACCGGGTGCTACTTCTGCATTTATTCCCGATATTCTGATTCCAGCATATAAACAATATTCTAAATGTTTTTCTACCAATCTTCTTTCAAATACATTGCCTCCTCCCACACCACAATAATACTGTCCTTGAGTATTAGATTCATTATAACCTACAGGTAATTTAGTTATTGAGTCTATTATAAAGTATTCTTGTTCTAAACCGAACCAAGGTTGCTCTTTTTCATTTTGGTCAAAAATTTGTTTGGCTAAGTAACGATTATTAGAAGGTAATGGATTATTGTTTGCGTCATATGTTTCACATAATACCAACTTACTAGAAATACCTGTAAATTTTCTGAATGGATCGTTAAACATATTTATAGGTTTTAAAATGACATCTGAATTATCACCTGATGCTTGATTTGTTGAACTTCCATCAAAGTTCCATAATGGTAAATCGTATAAATTTAATCCATCATCATCAGGACAAAAATGAAATATTTTTGTTTTACTTCTTAAATTATTATTGCTATCTATCCAAATATACTCTAAACAGTAACAAGTCATTATAATTAATTATAAAGTTATATTTAAATACAATTAAAAATTAATAAAAAATATTAACCAATTGTTTAGAAAATTGTCCATCGCTAGGGTAATGAAGACCGGTTTTAATTCGCACCGAATTACATCGTTCGGCAATAGCGTCGAGTTGGGGTTGTAATTCTGGATAAGATTTACCTAATTTTTTGGCCAAATAATATGCTTGGAAAGCATGTCCAGCTGGATAAGCTGGTGTATTAGCAGAAACAGATTTTAACACATTTAAATTAGGTTTTATTTGGTAAGGTCTAGGACGATTAATAATATATTTGAAAAATATAATTACATAAGCAACATGAAACTGAGTAATCATTTTATCAAGTTCTTGAATAGATAAAGGAACTATATTAACAAAAGCGGGACTAACACTTTTATCTGTTAAATGAAAAAAATCAATGTCATGTTGGTTTCTTAATTTAATTTCTTTTTCTATTTGTAATACTTCTGTTTCATTATTAGGATAAATACATAATGTAGGTAAAACATAAATATATCGGATAGGTGACACGATAATGAGTATTAAATAAATAATAAAAACATAAAATAATATATTCATATAAAAATGAAAATATTATTTATTTGTTAATTTAAAATCCACCAGGGAATTTTACAAGATTTGCTCCAATACCGAATCCGGCACCAGAACGAGCTCCAACAGCAAGAGAAGGAACATAAGTATCTAAAATACTAAATGTAGCAGCAGCAGTTAAAGCAATAAGAGCAACTTCATCTAAATTAAGTGCTTTCTTTGGGATGGCATAGGCAGCAATAGCAACCATAAGGCCTTCTACGAGATATTTGATAGCTCTCTTGACGAGTTCACCTAAATCTAACATTCCACCTGTCATAGTTATATAAATAAAAAAGAAAAAAATATAATTTAAATAAAGTTCGTAAAAACACTTAAATATTAATATTATAGATATTTATAATGAGTTTTTCTAAACCTGTCAATCCAAATGAGCCACCAGAGGGTGTAACACTACAAAAAAATACAGATGGAACAGAAAACCCTAAATATGTTGATTTATTAGATGAAGATAAAGCAATAGCAGGACAAAAGTTTGCTTGTATGTCTTTTATCTCACCTGAGCAAATCCTAAAACAAAAAGAAATGTATTTTTTTGAACAATTTATCAAGAAATGGGATTTTTCTAAATCTATGGAAAAATTTCTACAATTTTTAAATTTTATTTCATTTAAGTATCATGTGGATTTTGAAAAAATAACTGAAGATTTTAAAGAATTTTCTAAAGATGAAAAAGATAATTTAGTCGCAACATCTATGGAAGATGAATATAAGAATTTTCTTGATGAGAATGAAGAGGATTTACAAAAGAAATTTGATGAAGATTTTAAGTTTCAGACATCAATTCGTGGAATAAAAATAAGAGGTGTTTTTCCAACTCAACAAGAAGCAGAATTAAGATGTAAGATGCTTCGCCAAGCTGATCCTAATCATGATGTTTATGTAGGACCTGTTGGTATGTGGGTTCCTTTCCATCCAGAGGCTTATAAAACAGGAAGAGTTGAATATATGGAAGAAACCTTAAATGAGTTGATGAGTGAAAAGAAAAAGAATGAGGAAAAGGCAAAGGATGAATTTGACAAGAGAGTAAAAGAAGCAAAAGAGAAGGCTATTGAGGAAAATAAAAAGAAAGCAGAGGAAAGTGGAAATAAATTAACACAAACAATTACTAAAGAAGGAGAACTAGTTTCTGTAGCAAATATGAATACACAGGAAGGAACAATGGGGGAAAATGCAAGTTTAGAGGATGTAAGAAAAGAGTTATTTGAAGGAGAAAATATTGTAACTGATCAAAATACAGATAAAGGTTTAAGTCAATTAACAGAGAATACAGTAACATTTAACCTAGGAGAACAAAAAGAAGAGTAAATAATAAAATATAATATTTAAATGTAATTTTATATATTATATAAATGGTATTTGGGTCAGAAAAAGAAGAGTTTGCGAAAAATGAAATTAGGAAAAAAATAATAGCATTACAAAGAGAGATAAATAAATATGAAAATGATATAATAGAGATAAATGAATCTATAAAGAGGAAATGTATCAAACAATTTGGTAAACATGATTTTGAGAGAGAAATAGATAGTGGACCCTATCCAGAAAGTTGGTGGGTGTGTAAAAATTGTGGCTTTGAAAAATAAAATAAAAATAAATTATTAATATTAGTTAATGGAGTGATTAATTATTCCAGGATATTTTGGAATAATGGATTTAGATTTAACAAATATAGATACACAATTTCATAAAGAAATGATTAATTTACATTTTCAAGAAATTAAAGAATATAAAAAAGACCAACTACAAAGACCTAAACATATTCGTTATGAAAATTGTGTTAAAAGAATGTTAGATCAAATGAATCGAGACCGAGAAATAGTAAAAAAGAGAGAATTAGAAAATAATAAAAAAAAGAGGAAGAATATCAAAAAATAATAAAAGGTGTAAAAAAATAAATAAAGATTGAATTATATTTTTATTATAAAATGCTTCCGAAGATTAAAAGTCTAATATATCCTTTATTAATTTCTAATCCATCTTTTACTTTATTTAATAATGATAATAGATTAGAAAAATCATTTATTATTTCTAGAAATTATAATAATTGTAAAGTTAGTGGGAAATATGATTATTTAAGTCGTTATAGTGATAAAACGAGTATTAATGACCCATGTAATAAAGATATTATTGAATGTATTTTAAAAATATATTATGGAGAAGATACTTATTATGAAAAAATCAGTCATAATCTCATTTATTTAAAAAATGATGATAAACCATATCATAGTAAATTAGAATATAATTTATATAAAAATGACTTACCTATTAAAATATCCGAAATTGAAAAAGATTTATTAAAAAAACTTGATATTTATCATCTTTTTTAAGTTGTTTTACAATATATATATTAAAATAACTTAAAGAATTTACCATTTATTTTTTCTAACACTTATTTTTGGTCCTGCTCCTTTTTTCTGAACACTATTAGGATCATATAATTCATCTTCTTCATCACTATTAATATCTTTAGATAATTCCCAAAATTCTTTTGAACCTAATTTAAAATTACTATGATTCTGAGCTTTATACCAAAAAATTTGATCGTTCAATTTATTTGATTTCGCATTGTTATTTATTACCAAACATTCAAAATTTTCTGTGCATTGATCCATCACTTGACAAAATGACTCAAATGTAGGAAACATACCTGCATAATTCTCCCATATTCTTTTCCTATTTGCTATATACGGTTCTCGTAAAATAAATACATAATCTATATTTGTTCTTAAATTAGGAGGAATACCTAATGGATATTGCATTGTTATTACTAACATTATTTTCCAATGTCTCCCATTCATAAATAATAACCTCATCAATTTATCTTTTGTCCATTTATTATCATATAAACAATCATCTAATATTACAAATGCCCTTGCATCTATATTTGTCCGCTTATATGCTTCCATTTCTTTTTTTATCTGTTTTAATACTGTCTTCTGCCGCTTTAATATATTTTCTATAATTGCTGAATTATATTCGTCATGAATAAATAATTTTGGCACATGTGCACTAAAAAAACCATTTCCCGCTTCAGTTCCCGATATTACTGTTCCTATCGGAATATCTTGATGATAATATAACAAATCTCTTACTAAATAACTCTTTCCCGTATCTCTTCTTCCTATTAATACTATTACAGGACCTTTATTTTCATCTGGACGAAAACTTATATTTTTCATATCAAATTTCTTTAAATCTAAAGTCATAATTATAGTTTTTTAAGAAAATAAAATTATATGATTTACGAAAAATTAGTTTAAATGGTTTTTAAAATTTAGATTATTGATATAAAGATGTCTTTTTCTTTGTATTATAAAAAAAATAAAAATGAACATTTATTTAGGGAATTAGAAAATTCCAACCTAGATCTTAAATCTTTACAAAATTATATTCCTCTTTATGAAAACTTTTTCTCTTTAAATGAATCTAATTTTAATAATATTAATTTAAATCATAAATTTCATTTACACTCCTTAATTAATTCAAAATCACGAAATATACTTAATGCTAACATTATTGACATTTCAAATAATATTAAAAATACATCAGTATTTTGTAAATATTCTCCTTTATTAGACCCTCTTAAACTCTTAACTGGTAAATATGACTCCTCTTTTAATTCAATTACTACATTACCTACTTTATATAATCATAATCAATGTATTCCTAAATTAATTGATAAAAATAATAATTCATATGTAGATGGATTTTTTACTTATTTATCCAGTCAATTATTACATCATTTTAATTTTATTCACGGTATCGATTATTATGGTTCTTTTTTAGCTATTCAAAATAATTTTTTATATAATATTGTTGATGATTTTTCTTACTTAAATGAAAGTAGCTATTTTCATGAAAATACTAATAAATTATTTTTTATTGATAATAAGGAATATGAAAATATATTTAATATTGACTCTAGAAATAATAAAAAAAAAATTATTATTAATGAAAAATTAGAACCTTTAAATACAGATGACTTAAATGAGATTGATTTTCAATTATTTACTAATGAAAATGATAAACCTATTATTATCGATTTAAGTGATGTTTGTATTTATAACACTATTTTACCTGATAAAAATGATTCTGATGACTCATCTTGTAGCTCTAAAAGCTCAAACACATCTATCAATGAAGAACTTGAATCTGAAAATGATGATGACGAAAGTTCACAAGAAAATTCCTCTACAGAAGAAGAGGAAGATGATGTCTATTGTAAGATAAATGAATTCCCTATACAAGTAATATGTTTGGAAAAATGTGAAAATACCCTTGATTTTTTAATGGAAAATAACTTAATTAATAATAATGAATGGACTTCTTGTTTATTTCAAATCATCATTATGCTCTCTGTTTATCAAAAAACTTTTTCATTTACTCATAATGATTTACATACTAATAATATTATGTTTATTCCAACTGATAAACCATTTTTACATTATTATTTTAATGGCACTCATTACAAAGTCCCTACCTACGGTAAACTCTATAAAATTATAGATTATGGTCGTGCTATTTATAAATATAATGGTAAAAATATGTGTAGTGATAGTTTCCATCCAAAAGGCGATGCTGCTTCCCAATATAATTGTGAACCTTATTTTGATTCTAAAAAACCTAGATTAGAACCTAATCCTAGTTTTGATTTGTGTCGATTGGCTTGTTGTATATTTGATTTTTTTGTTGAAGATGTATTAGAAACTAAACAAATCATTCAAAAAAATAAAATTGCTGCTCTCATTTATTCCTGGCTTTTAGATGACAAAGGTAGAAATATTTTATATAAAAATGATGGTGATGAAAGATATCCTGAATTTAAACTTTATAAAATGATTGCTCGTTCTATTCATAACGCTATTCCCGAACAACAAATCTCAAATGAAATATTTAAAAAATATATTGTTAGTAAAAAATCTATTAACAAAAAAACCAAAATTATTAATCTTGATTTAATACCTAATCTCTCTACTGAACATAATTAAATATTTTTACATAGATATAATAAAAATATTTAAAATGATGGATTGTCTACAAAAGCCATTGTTGCCTTATTTCCTCCCTTGATATCTTTTATATCAAATTGACTATATAACATTATACCTACTACAGCCGCAAAATAAACTAATAAAGTCTCTTTTATTATTACTTTCAATGGCTTCTTCTCATCTTCCGGTAAAAATTTCATCTCCAAAAACTTAAATAAAAAGAAAACAACCGAAATCGCTAAAGAATAAATAAAACTTTCTTTCATTTGTATTAACTTAAAATAAAGTTAATATAAATTTAACGAAATTATGTCAATATTTCTATTTCTTCTAAACCTAATGGAGCTTTGTTTAACTCTTTTGGCTTATCTAAATCATGTACATCTAAATCACCTAAGTTTATTTTCTCTCCTATTGTTATTTTATCATCATCATCCTCATCTTCCATCTCCTCTAACTTTCTTGCTTCATTTCTTTCATTGCTTATCTGCTCTAATCTCTCTTCTGTCTTCGGTGCCTCTATCTCTTCTATTATTTTATCAACACTTATCGCTTGATCAATATCATTAAATTTTATTTTTTCCTTTGACTCTTCCAAAGGTTCAATTTCTAGTTTTTCCTCATCTTCCTTTTCCTCCTTTATTTCTTCATCTACAGATTCTTTTAATTCCTCCTCTACTGGTTCAGTGGAAATAATTTCTTCTTTCTCCTCTACTTGAATATCCTCCTCTATTGATTCATCTAAATATACTTTTAAGATATCTTCTACCGGTATATTATCTCTTATTGAATTCAATATTTCTTCTCTTACTATTAATTCTACCTCTCTATTATGCTTTTGTATTTGTAAAGGTGTTATGTTTTTCTCATACAAATATATATTTTTATATAACTTTCTTGCTGTATTTATATATGCCTTATGAATAAAATCATTTAACGAAGGAATATTTATATCTATCTTCTTTTGTTTATTCCCTACACGCATACAGGTTAAACTTTTTAATTGAATAATATGGACACAACTTATTAAATCTGTTAAATATCCACAATTACTTTTTTCTACAATTCTTTTTGTCTCTGTTTCAACTATAGTTGGATTCCACTTTGGAATTCTAGCTAAAAAATTCTGAAATGTCATTAAATACTTTTCTAATTCATCATTCTCTTCACATAAAGTCCATGCCTCGTCAAATATAGACTTAAATCCCTCTATAATTAATGGTGTTAGTGTATTAATTAATCTAGAACACCACTCATTACGAGACTCCTGTAAACTAGTTATTGAATAGTCGTCCATTTACATAAAACTAATATTTTCTAAATTGTAATCTGAACGGATTAATAAAAAATTTAAAATACACATCATTAATAATTTCTCATCTCTAAATTCCTTCTTTATTTTTTGTATAAATACTAAATATTCATACTTTTTTCCTTCGTCTATTTTTAAATCTTTTATATATTCAACTAAATCTAATCCACTATACCCCTTTTCATATAATTTCTCTGCGTTTTCCCATATTTTATCTTTTTCACTCTTCTCTATCAAACTTTTAAACTTTATTTTTTTCTGCTTTATTAATTTACTCTCTTTAAAATTATTTTCTAAATGATATTCATGTAAATTATTTATATTTTTTGGTAACTCTGGTGTCGGTATAAATATCTCACAAAATCTTGATAATATTGGTTTTAATAACTTATATTTATCGTCTACTACTATAAAAAATCTTGTTGAATGACTAAATAATTCTATACACCTCCTAAGAGCTGACTGCGCATCTATTGTTAATTTATCTGCATTTAATAATATTATACTCTTGAATATATTACCATCTTGTAAATCTATATTTGTCCTAGCAAAAAATTTTAAATCATCTCTTATAAATTTTATTCCTTTACCATGCGCGCAATTTACATTCATTACATAATTTTTCATATATTTAGTATCATTATTGTATATTTTTTTTATAAAATCAAATAATATTGTTTTTTTTCCTACTCCAGAACTTCCATGAAAAATTAAATTTGGAATTTTTTTATTCACTATAAACCCATCTAATTTTTCTTTTATATTTTCATGAATAAGTAATGACATAATACATTACTTATTTATTACTTTTTAACTATTTATACTTATTTATATTTTCCTTGATCTTTTTCTTTTTTTTCTTTCTCTTTTTTTAGTTTTTTTTCTACCACCTTTTTGTTCTATAGATATAAATTCAAATTTCGGTTTCAAACCATCTACTTCACATTTTAAAATTCCACATTCTTGTTTTGAACTTATCATCCGATAATCTATTGTCTCACTTGAAAATACAAAGTTTATATTCTCTGGCACAGCATCATCCAAATCTGTTCCACCAGTTCCTACTATGAATTGCTTTATTTCCATTTGTTCTTCTTCGTTTTTTAATGTAATTAAACCTTCTTGATATAAATGTAAATCAGCACATAAATAAAAATAATTTATTTCACTTCCTAATAAATTATAAATTTCCAATAATACAGGTTTAAAATAAGGTATATCATTTAACGGAGATTGTTTTATACCATTCTTATATTTAATACCTGTAATTGGTTGATGACCTATTATAATCAAGTTTTTTATACTTCCTATCGCATTATATTGATTTATTTTTTGAAAAATTAAATTATATTGGTATTCTTTTACATTATCTATAGTTTCAAAATTTTTGCCTAGAAAAATATTATAACATGGTAGAAATTTAACAGCATCAATACTATAAACATCACTATCTATCATTAATACCAAAGTTCCATTATTCATCATTATATCTTTAAAAAATGTATAATCTATATTGCTTCCTTTTGATTGATTCTCTAATTCTAAAATACTACACGATTTACTTTTTTCCGCATTTTCTCCAATAAATAATTTTGGCTTTTCTGGATTTAAATTTGTTTCTAAATCATGATTACCCAAAATCATAAATATCGGTATTTCTTTCGGTAATAAATTAAATCCTCCTGCTAATTTACTTGGAATTATTAGTTTCCTTTTCTCTCCTTCAATTGTTTGTTCTTTTTTTGGATAATAATTATCACCAGCAATCACTACAAAATCTACCCCACTTAAATTTGCTTCTAATAATTTCATTACTTTTTTTAAACATCCTATTTCTTTTTCTTTTCCATTTTTTATTTTAACATTTAAATTATTCCAACACCCAAAATGTATGAAACTACTCATTCTTGTTAATATAAATAAATATTAAATAAAATTGATTCTATTTAATATTTTTATTAAAAAGTATTTAATAATGAATGTAACTGACGATCATTTAATCGCTAATCCTAATAAATATTCTATAAACATTTTGGAACAAAATATTCACAATCTTAATAAAAAAATATTATTAGCTACTCAAAAACTTACTGTTGAATTTTGTATTAAATATATTTTAGATCTTGATATCGATAACGGAAGTGAAGATTCTTATATTTATGATGTAGATTACATATTAGATTTTCAAACACATTTAACCCGACAAGAATTTAAAGAATTATTAGTTCTTGAACAAGTTTAATAACTGCTTAAACTTTGAGTATATGGATTATCTTTAAACGCATTTAGAATTTCTGGTTGAATACGGTCACAATTTATACAATTGTCATAATATTGTGGAACATTTATTTTTCCATAAGTTTCCACAGAAGGTATAGCACCATTAATTCCAGAATTTCCATTTCTTACCCATAATCTATTATTATCTCTATCTGAATCTTTTTTATCGATATGTATATTCTCATCTGAATTAAGTAATGACATTCCTCCTTGATTTGGTCTATTCTTATATGTCTTATTTACATTATTTCGCTGATTATATGCTGCATTATATAACGCTACACCACTATTCATTCCTCCATCTCCATAATATTGACAATTTGTTGTGTCTCTTTCCTGCTCAACTGGTTGTTGAACTGCTACTGTGTAACCACCATCTTTTTGTCCTTCTACATTCAAATGTGTCATATCTAACTTACCCTCAGTTGTTTCCCTTATAGTTGTAGGGGTTCTATCAGCAGGATTATAAACAGGTAATCCTGAAACATGTTGTTGAACATTACCAGTTGGGTTAATATTGCCAATAACATTTTCCTTTCTAGATGGTCTTAAAACATCCATTAAAGGTGCTACAGCTGCTTTTAAAAAGCCATTAACACCAAAATAAGATGTATTGGTAGTTGAACGATTATTAGGAGTATTTTTAAATCCAGATACACCATAATCACCTTCAGAAGCACCTCCATTTCCTACAGCATTACAATTAGATATTGGATTAGATGCTAATTGAGGTCTTTTGGGTTGTTCATATTCTCCTGGAGTATACATTTTTGTTCCTTCAGGATTAGAATCAGCACCAAAATATTCCATGGAAGTAGTAGATCTATTTACAGCTCTATCTACTTGAATGGCTCTTGATGTTTGTCCTTTCTCTAAACCTGTTGTAGTAAGCCATCTGTCTGGTGTATTAATAAAATAAGTATCTGGTAAATATTTTTCAACCTTACCTTGAGTTTCTTGAGTGGCAGGTGCCTTAATATAATTATAAGCTGGACCTTCGTGATTTGCTAAACCAAATGTTTGTTTAGGATTTGTAGCTACACGTAATTGGTCTACATTTCTATCAACCCATTTTTCACGTGCGGCCATTCCAGAATTAAATCCTAATTGACCTTGACTTGTATAACCAGCATCTAATCCAGGGGCAACTTTTTGTTCATCCCATAATTTTACATTTGACATTTTAGATCCGGGCATAACACGAGATTGATAAAAATCACTCATATTTGGAGCACCATTAGCATATCTTATATCTTTTTGAGGAGCAAATAAAGGTGCTTGTTCTTGTTTTTTTATTTGTTGACTTCCACTCCCATTCATATTATCCAACACTGATTCTGAAATATTTGGATTTTGTGTACTACCTCTTATTCTTCCACCAAAAAAAGGTGCCATATTATTATGTTTAAAATCTGTTTTTTCAACTGTTTCTCCTGTTAAACTTTTAAAATCGTTTGTCTTTGACACATTTCCAAATTGATCTGGTCCATTTGCAAATTGTTGATATACTTTGGGATTGAAAAATCTGTCTGTTACGGTATTAGGATCTCTATATTTATTAGGATTTGTTTGACTAACATTCGCTAATTTAGGAAAATTTATAGGAGGAGGAACTGGAGAATCATTAAATTTTTTCCCCATATTTTCATATCCTTCTTTCTTTTTTTCTTGATTTGAAGCGACATATAAACCTCCTAATGCTAGTAGTGGGACTGCTAATTCCATTATATATATGTAATATATTTTTATAAAAAATTATTACTTATTTATTTTCTAACAATTCCACATGTTCTTGTATTGGAACAATTATTTACATCTTTATTTCCAAATCCACTAAAAGCTTCAGCACTTAATACATTACTCCCTCCTTTCGAAATACAAGGAGCTTCGGCAACAAAATAATCCTTTTCCAACATTCGTGTATTCAAATTATTTTGAAAAGGTATACAGGTATTCTCTTGAGGATTTAAAGGTAAAATATACCAATTCACTTGTTCTAAATCTCTATACCACCATGCCGGATCTGTTACTCTCGATTGTTCAGTAAAAGGATTACAACTGGGAAAGCTCATTTTATTTGATTTAACCTCTGATGATTTATAAGTTTTACAATCTCTATTTAAATTAATAGATAATCCCATTAAATCGCTTTCTAAGTTTGTTGAATCAGTTCTTAAATTTGCACCCCATTGCTCCATTCTAATATGAGGATCATCCATAAAACATGGCTTATCACCCCAACCTGGCTTATTTATCATATATCTACCCGGACCAGTTGCTTCCTGGTTTTGTTTTTTTATTCTACATGGATCATCATTAAATCTCGTAAATGACATATATACTATTATAATAAAAAAGAATTACTTTTATTTTTTATTTAAAAACTTTTTAAAATATTCCATATATGAGTAATGTTTCTATGGAAATAATAGATAAACAAACTATTTGTCTTAATATGATTGTTAAAAATGAAGCACATATTATCACTAAAACATTTGACAATTTATTTAAATTTATTCATTTTGATTATTGGGTTATTTCTGATACTGGCTCTACAGATAATACCAAACAAATTATTCATGATTATTTTAAAATGAAAAATATTCCTGGTGAACTTGTTGAACACGAATGGAGTGATTTTGGCACTAATAGAACATTAGCTTTACAATCAGCATATAATAAATCTGATTATTTATTCATTTTTGATGCTGATGATTCTATTCATGGTGATTTTAAATTACCTAGTCAACTTACATTTGATAAATATGATATTCAATTTGGTAAAGGTTTTACTTATGTCCGACCCCTCTTAATTAATAATAGAAAACAATGGAAATGGGTAGGCCTTTTACATGAATATTTAACTCCAATTTCTAATAATATTAAATCAACTTCTATTACAGGAGATTATTATTTAGAATCTGGTAAATCTGGAGCCAGAAGTAAAGACCCGAACAAATACTTAAAAGATGCTGAAATTCTTGCCAAAGGCTTTGAACAAGAAAAAGACCAAGGACTCGCTAATAGATATGCTTTCTACTGTGCACAAAGTTATAAAGATGCTGGCAATATTAATAAATCTATAGAATGGTATGAAAAGGTTTTGACTTTAAATAATTGGTCTCAAGAAAAATTTTATTCTTGTTATCAACTTGGCGAATTATACAAATTTAAAAATGATCATACTAATTCCCTTAAATATTTTACCAAATCAATCGATTATGACCATGAAAGAATTGAAGGTATTGTTAATGCAGTAGAATATTATTATAAACAAAGCCAACATTCTATGGTAAACATGTTCTATAAAAATTATAAAACTTATCAAAAAAATCTTGAAAATAAATTATTCCTTTTTGAAGATAAATATAATGATAAACTTGAATTCTTTAATTCTATTTCTTCTTTTTATGTTAATGATAGAGAATCCGGATATGAATGTTGTAAAAAAATCCTTATTAACTGTCTTCAAGGCCCCGTCGAAATTAACCAAACATTCTCTAATTTACAATTTTATATTCCTCAAATAAAAAACGATTCCAATTCTTTTGAACTTTTCAAGTCCTATAGTCATATTTTTAATATTAATTCCCGAGATACATCCATGTCTTCCTCTCACATTACTATATGGAATATTTTATTTCAAGAAAATCGTAAACATTTTACTAAATATGTTCCCTACAATTTTCAAAATAAAACTAATCCTAAAATTATTATAACATTTACTACTTGTAAAAGATTCGATTTATTTGAGCAAACTGTCAATTCTATTTTGAATACATGGGAAGACAAAGAAAAAATAGATTATTGGTTTTGTGTCGATGATAACTCTTCTAATGACGATAGAGAGAAAATGAAAGAAAAATATTCCTTTATTGATTATTATTTCAAAAATGAAAGTGAAAAAGGACACAGAGAAAGTATGAATATTATTTGGAATAAATTAAAATCTCTCCAACCTAAATATTGGATTCATATGGAAGATGATTTTTTATTTTATTATCCAATGGATTATATTTCTCATGCTATCAAAGGTCTTGACACGATGAATCATCTTAATGTAAAACAAATCCTTTTTAATAAAAATTATGGAGAAACTATTGAAAATTATAACATCAAAAGTCATGTCGACTTTTCTATAAAGGATTATGTTATTCATGATTATAGACCTAATTTCTCTCCTAATATTCCTAATTGTTATTATTGGCCTAACTTTAGTTTCCGTCCTTCTCTTATTGATGTTTCTACTATTCTCTCTATTGGTAATTTTGATAGTCCTAATCAATTTTTTGAAATGGATTATGCTCATAAATTTACTAGTTTTGGTTTCAAATCTGCCTTTTTTAATTTATTAACCAATAGACATATTGGAAGACTTACTTCCGAAAGACATTTGAAAAACTTACCTAACGCCTATGATTTAAATGATGAAAATCAATTTACAAAAGAAGAATTGTTTCCTTGTTCACTTATTAATTTGGATAAAAGAGAAGATAGATTGAACTACTGTAGAGAGAAATTAAAAATTAAATTCAATCGATATTCTGCGGTAGAAGGAAATAACTTACCTTTTTATAAACAATTTCTCTCTTTATTGAAATTCATTGACAACAAACAAGTCGTATTAGGAGAAATCGGGTGTAAATTAAGTCATTATGACTTATGGAAAAACATTCAAAAATCTACTTTGATATTGGAAGATGATATCATGGTCCATGATCAAACATTTAACCAACTTAAATTAGTTTTTGAAAATATTAAAAATATTAAAGTTGATTGGGATATTTTATTTATTGCTGGTCAATGGACTCCTAATTATGATTTTAATTCGAATTGTTATATGAAATCCCATAAACTTGAAGATTCACAAAAAGGAACTGTATTTATTGATATAGGTAATTCTTTTTATGAGAGAAATTATATGTTTCAACAGGATGTATTCAATACACCTTTATATCGAACTACAGCTGGATATATTATAAGCCCTAATGGAGCTAAAAAATTATGTTCTATTATTGAACAATCTCCTGAGTATTTTATGAAAGAACCATTAGATATGTGGTTATTGAATTTGGAAAAAAATAAACAAATTAAAATGTTAGATAGTTTTCCTCATCCTATTTACCAAGGAGGGTTTGATTTAATGAAAGAAGAATGTTTATTAAGAACGGATATTGATAGGTCGAAAAAGATTAAATTTCAACTAAATTATGATAATATATTTGATCAATTTATATTTATCCCTCAAAAAGACGAAATTGGAAATGATTTACATTATAAAGGTAATCAAGCTATTTCATCCTTATTATTAGAATGTTCAAATCATCCAAAGGCATGTGGAGTTAATACTTTGGGGTTTTTTAAGAGAGATATTTCAAATCTTAAAACTTCTCCTTATTTTCAACCAAAAGATGGTATTTATATTAAAAAGGATTTTTATTCCAAAAAATTTTTACAAAACGAACCTATTACGCGAGTCAAATTAATTGGAAATTTTTGGGATTCAAGTAAAGAATTAGTTGATGAATTTAAATTAATGATTCCCAATAAACTAGATATTTATGAAAATATTCAAATAACAGATCGAGATTCTAATATAGATTATTATGTCATTTTAAATATGCCAAAAGACGAATCTGTTTATTATGATCCTAGTAAAACACTGGTTTTTTCAATGGAACCTGATGTTATGAGAGAAAATTGGGGAAAATGGAAACAACCTTCTAGTAAAGATTTTATGTATGTACATAATAAATTAAATCCTGTCCAATGGAGATTAAAAAATATTCCAGATAATTTTAATAAAACTGAAAATAAATTAGCTTCTATAATGAGTAGTAAAAAATTTTTTATTGGTCATCAAAAAAGAATTGAATTTATTAAAGTATTACAAAAAGAAAATATTATTGATGTATTTGGAAAGGAAAATTATCATAAATTTGAATGTTATAAAGGCAAAGTTCCTAATGAAGATCCTAGCCTAATTTTAGGTAAATATAAATATTATTTTATGTGTGAAAATAATAAACAAGTAGATTATGCAACAGAAAAAATCTGGGAACCTATTATTTGTGAATCTCTATGCTTTTATTGGGGATGTCCCAATTTATCTGATTATATTGATTCAAGAGCTTATGTGGAACTAGATTTGAATGATATGGAAAAAAGCAAGGAAATTGTTAAAAGAGCTATAGAAGAAGATTGGTGGTCACAACGAATAAAATATATAAGGAAAGAGAGAAATAAAATATTAAATAGATTTGGATTTTTTCCAATGTTAAAAGATTTATTGAGAGAAAAGGACAGTTTCCAAATATATAATGTATGGCATCATAAATTATTTGATGAATGTTATAAACATATGAGTATTTATGATAAATCTAAAATTACTATGTATGGAGTCAATGAAAAATATGAAAAAATATATAATAAAAAAGCCAATTATAATATTTTAATGGAATATGATTTACCTATTTATGACAAAGGTCTTCAGGCAAGAAATTATTGTCAAACTTCCGCTTTAATTCACATCTATAAAAATCAACTCTATAAAAAATATGATTATGTAGGTTTTATTCAATATGATATGGAAATTCAAGAAAAATTTATTGAAAATATGGAAAATATTATTCAATCAAAAAAATCTGATGAAATATTGTTATTTAGCCTTAATCCTAAGAAAAAAACACCTTTTCATTTGTTTTTACAAAAACATGGAAAAGAAAAAGTATTAGATCCTGTCGGTATTATTGAACCTTATGAAAACTCTATCTTACAAAAATATAATGATTATTTTAATACTCATTTTACTGCTAATCAAGTTGTTAATTGTAAATATGATTTTTTTATTCCATTACTTCACACATTTTTAATTCCTAATTATCTCTTTGAAAAAATGATGGACTGGTTTGATTACTTTTTTGAATGGTTAGATAAAAATATTTATAATATTACTGGTATGGATCCTGCTTCATTTACCGAACGCATGATTAGCTTGTTTTTTTGTTTAGAAATGATGACAAATAAAAAGATAAAATGTATAGAAATGGAAGTTAGACATGTTTGGCCTTTATATCACATGAAAGTAGATTTTGATAATTATAAAAATTTTGATTCCAATTTAATTAAGACTAAATATGAGTCTTATCAAAAAGAATATATTAATAGTTCTTTATTATATCAATATTGTAAAACTTGTGAATCCTCTATCTATATTAGTAATAATAATTTTTCCTTATCTTCTTATATTTTAGCACATGCCTTAGTTAATAATACTCACTCTATCAATAAAGAAATTATATTTCTACAAAAAGAAGAAAATAAAGAAAATATTAAACAAATTATAACTTTTTCTAATAATGTTCAAGAACTTCATGTCAGTCTTAATTTAATTAATAATTATGTTTCAAATTCCAATATAGATATCTTATTTATTGAAAATTTAAAAAATCAACTTGAACAATGGAACCATATTGAAAACCTTAAAAATCAAGTGAATAAATATATCATATTTGAAATGGATACAACTGATTCTTTTATGTTAATTTCTCTCTATCAGTTTTTAGAAAAGGACTTTAGATGGATAGTTAGAGAGAAATTCATAAATAAAAAGGGATTTATTATTTTACAAAAACAACAAACTATAAAATTAAATAATATTTATGGAATTGAATCGTGGTCCAATATTGCTGATATTTCTATTGTTGAAAAAGGAAAAAAATATACTCATATGACTTTGGAAATAATGTCGAAGAGAGAAAATACCAAAATATTCATTCTTAATGATTTAATTCCAGATTATATTTCTTTCTTTATTTCTCTCAACAAACCTTTTACTATTCTTAGTCATTCTAATTTAGATTATTGTATGCCTTATTTTACCTATCCTAATGTAAATACTTCTATGAGAAATAAAATTGATGAATTATTTAAAAAACCTGAATTAAAAGCTTGGTATACCAAAAATCCAGCTATTATTCATGATAAATTAAAAATATTACCTTTAGGACCTAAATGGAATTGGTCTTCTAGAGAATTATTTGGAGAAGATAGAGAGAAAATAATGATTTATTATAACCAACTTGATGCCGAAAAGAATTTCCATTTATTTAAACAGAATTTAATTTACACGAATTTCTCTCTACATACTACTGACTCACCCTTCTTTTCTCCTCATATTCAGATTCGCAACAATCTACATTCTCAAATTAAAGATAGATTCCCTATGGAGAAAAATACTGATTTTTATACTTATATGGATTCCTTAAAAAATAGTAAATTTTGTTTTAGTCCTCCTGGTAAAGGCATTGATACTCATAGAGCCTATGAAGCTCTATTAATGGGTTGTGTTCCTATTATGGTTTCTACTCCCATTGATAAAGTATTTGAAGATTTACCTGTAATAATAGAAGATGATTGGAGTAAAATAGATGAATCGTATTTAGAACAAAAATATAAAGAATTAAAAGAGAGAAAATACAACTTTAATAAGTTGTATTTGGATTATTGGGAAAATTTATTTTTACATAATTGAATTATTTTATAATAATATTTTTTGAAGTATTATTATATAATGTCGCAATTTAATCTTATAGGTCAATCCAATATAGGCGCAACTATTTTACCATTTAAAGTAACAGAAAATCTTTCTATTTATACAACAGATTTTTCTAATAGTAATATTATAGATGTTTCATCATTAACAGTTAATCAGTTAAATTGTAATAATTTATCTGTAATTGATATTGATATTTCAAATGCTAATTTTACAGATGTTTCGAGTAATATTAGTTTTAATGATGCTTTGGGAATAATAGATAATAATGAAGATTTATCTTTATTTTTTAAAAATACTACAAGTTTAGTTAAAACAAATGGTAATTCTACCCTAGGTTCTTTAGAGGCTACAAAAGAATATTTATACAATTCACCTAATAATTTTTCTGAAGGTATTCAAACTGTTATCGAAAGCTCCTCAGGAGCATCTATTTCTATGAATCATTATGAAGCAAGCACTAGTGATGGTCCTAGATTAGTCATGAGAAAAAACTATGGTGATTTTAATACTTTACAGGATTTATCTTTAAATACTATATTAGGATCTTTATGGTGGTATGGACATAATGATGGTAATTATAGAAGAGCAGCCCAAATTAACACATATTCAGGTAGTAATACATCAGGCTCAAATGTTCAAGGATACACTGATTTTAGGTATAATACAGGTAGCGGTGATGTAACTATGATGTCTATAAATAAGGATTCATACCCATTAACATTAACTCGTTATGCTGGAAGTTCAGGCAATCATTTATGTATTGGTGATTCAGCATCAACAGGTACTCCGAAGATTAATATATTTGATGATAAAACTGGAACAAATGGAACTCAATGTACACTTGGATATACATATAAATATGGTATTGGAGGTGTTGATGGTGCTGATTTTGATAAATTTGTTCCTGGTATTTTCAGTATATTTCCTGATTCAAGTGGAGTAAGTGATGCCTATCCAGCATTTTTTAGAACATGGGGATATGGTGGTATTGGTATTGATGCTGCTCAACAATATGTTGTAGACATATGTGGCTCGGGCGCATCATGGTGGGGAACTTCTAG